GCTCTAGTGCATCTCCCTTGCTACTGACGGGTTACCCCGCGTTCGCGTTTGTGGGACGACGAAAGGAGGCCTTGGTAAGGGGCCTCCGTCTAGTCATCTCCCGCAGGGCCTTGCGGCCCCGTCCACCCTTCAGAAGGGTGAACACCACCTCAGTTTTATGTTAGCGTATGAGGGACGCCCAGAGCGTTCTAAGTGATCATTCGCGACTCTTATTGAGGAGTCTCTGCTATTGCGTTTCCGCTCTAGCATGAGCAAACACTTAGTGAGGGCTCTCACGCCATCGATCTTGTTGATCGGTGACTGAGACTTCACTACGTACCCCTTAACCAAAGGGGCTTGTAGGTTATCCGAATCCACCCTTTCGGCTTGGTAGCCGAGAAAGGAGTTCCGACCCAACACACGCGAAGACGGCAGGACCGTAGGGAAGTACTTCAAAAGCTTCCTTATCCTATCGTCTAACCAAGCGACCGTCCTCCAGTACCCAGCGTAGTATAGCTGGTTCCTGAGAGAGACGACCGACTGGATTGCGTCAACGTCTGTCAGCCGTTCCGGAAGCATTCTGCGAACTCGGACTAGTGATACGTCCTCACCCGCATAGAACTCCCGGCCGCAAGACTCCCTGAACTTTCCAGTCCAGAATGACTTGGCCGTGTTCACCTTAAACCCGAAGGTCTCCAGTGTCCGAACAACTGATGGCACAAATTCCACAGGAATAATGATGTCATCCCCGTAGACACGCACCACACGTTTGAACTTATGACAAGTTCCTCCGTGTATCTCGCCTTGCCACTTGTAGTGGTTCGGCTCGAGCTGGCTCTTGAGCTCTCTCTCGATCCCGAGGTAGCAAACGGTCGCGAAGACCATCGCCTCCAGGGGAAAGGTGAGAGCTGAACCCATTGACGCGAACTTTCTGAGCTTGATTGTTTTCTTGAGCTCAGGGATCTTCGCCTTCGAGGACCTGCAGGCCATTACCGCACCGTACATGTACGGGTGGTCGTGGAGCAGAGCCTTTACATGCGAAATGGAGACACGATCAGATGCTTCGCTCAAATCGAGCGTAGCAAGCTCCCCCGAAGAGGAACCCTCTTTGGCCATGAGCTGGTTAGGCTCCTGATCATCGAATCCGACAACGAACCGCATCACGGGATCGCGAGCGATTGCGTCCACTATCAACTGCTTAATGGCCTGCTGCGTGTACTGCATTGCAGTCGGCTCAATAGCAATGATTCGTGGTGTCTTCAGCGTCTTAGGAACGGAAATCACCTTCACAGGTAACTCCCGACCAGGTTCGAGGAAATCGATACCGTCCAACTGCTCTCTGATATCCATCAGTGACCAGTTTGGAACCACATTCTCCAAGAAAGGAAAATAAGGTTCTAGACGTAGCGGCCAAGTGTTCTGTCCGTACTTCTCGTTACCAACGAGAGCATCGGCAGTGGCACCTGGGCCGTGTTTGGGGAGATATTCGCCCGATATGAGATCTCTCTCAACCGAGTCTAGC